GGTCGCCAAAGTCACAAATAAGGGCGTCTCTCTGCTTTGCCTGTTCAAGGTGCTTTTTTTCTAAGCTCCAATCTGCCTTCGCATTGTCGTGATGTCGATCGGAAGACAAAAGAACCCATTGTTCCCAGCCAGACTGCTTTGAAATTTTGAAATCAATTGAAACGCAACCGCTGCTTGTTTTTTCTGTTGCAATGTTGCTCAAAGACACTTCTGACTCCTTAAAAGACAAGGGGGCGCCGATTGACTCAATCGACGCCCCCTTTGGCTAGACATTTTTAAATGTCAGCTCTTGTCGCCAGACCAGTCAACGTAATCAACGTCAACAATGTTGGCGGCAGCAACGTTAGTGGTTACAAGCAGAACGGGATAAAGCGATGCGTCAGAAACAATGGAAGCGTCTCGGACGGTGTGCTTGAGTTCTCCGTTCAAGTAAAAACGAACAATACCTGCCTGAACACTGATTCCAAATCGGTACATGACATCGTTGGAACCGGCCGTTTCGCTGGAGTCAACACCGAATTCGGTGTCAAGCTCACCAGTAGTCGTACCAGCCAGACCAACTGCGTTCTTGCTACAGAACACTTGGAACTTGCCAGTAGTCGTGTTGGTATCAGCAAACCAACCAATGCGATCGTCGCCAGCGGCTGCAACTGCAATGGCGTTGGTCGAAATGATGTCCGAAGCACCAATCCCCTCACTGAAACCAAAGAAGAAATTGGTATCAGCGATGTCGTTAAACGCAATGCGGATTTCCGCAGAGCAGTTGTAGACATCAGGGCGTTCAGCAAGGGTTGCAAAGTGCATGATGCAGCCGTCGTTAATACCAGTGTCAGTGGTGTAACGCATCGTGCCACCTGCATAGCCACCAGCAACACTTACCGCAGGAGTGGTAGTGCTTCCAGAAAGCTGAACAAGAGTGAAGATGCTTGCGGCATCGCTTGCAGCAAAGTCTTCAAACTGACGGAAAGACTTCTTGGGATCGACAAGAGCGTCAAGCGAACGACCGCCGCTGCCCTGTCCCCCGTCGTAAGTGGTCTTGATCTGTGCCATCGTTTAATCCTTTCTGCTGGCTCAGCCAGCGTCATCCGGGTCAGCGGTGGCAAGAACGAAGTTACGACGACGATCCGTGCAGTACAGGTTCATCGTGGTATCGACATGGGTCTGGAAGACCGTGTGCTGGTTCGACGCAGCCTTCGGGCCTTCCTCGCGCATGTACTCACCAGTGAGGAAACCAACACGGAGCGAGTTCCAGTTGATGCCGTAGATCGGATCTCCGGTACGGCCTTCAAGCTGCGGAACCCAAGTCACCGGAATCTGTCGGAACAGAAGCTTGCCGTCCTTGGAAGCGATGTCGTTGCCAAGGTTGTCGTTCTGGGCTTCAAGAACCTCTTCCAGCGGGCCGATAACGTCATAGTTCGTGTAGAACGCATAACGATCGCCGGTGAAGTAGGGGTTGCCCGGAACCGGGGGACGGAAGTTGGTGAAGGTAGCAGCCTTACGCCACTTGCGAACAAGGTCGGTGCTGCTGACGGTGGTGTAGTTGGCCGACCAGTTCTGCCAATCCGGAACAGTTGCGACGGGCAGGCCCGCAGCACCACCGGCAAAACCGTTCGGGTCTCCACCCTCAAAGCCTTCCGAGCCAGCGGACGAACCGTACGAAATCCAGTACGGAACGCCATAGACACGCTTGGTGTCAGTGCTGGTGGCGGGCTTCGACCAGAAACGCTGCTCGATGTGCTTGGCAAGGTCAATCATCGCGTCGTTACGACGGATGCGAACCAGCTCAACAATCTGAGCAGCACCAGTGTTCATCGCGATTTCGCGACGTTCAATGGCATAGTTAGTCGTAACGTGACGCCACGGCACGTTGGCCGTGGTCATAACGTCAGCGACATTCACGTTGTCAACCTCGTAGAGGCCAACGTCCTTGGCGGCACCGCTGGTGCCAGTCATGATGTTCCACTGAATCCCATGACCACTCTGGAACGTCACACGCTCCTTCTGGAGAAGCATCGGCATAGCGATGTACTCCTGAAGATCGTAAGACAGGTCGGTCCATCGGAGCTTGCCGAGGTCGCGCTGAGTCGTGGTAATGAGATCAGCAATGTCTTCAGCTTGAAGAGCCATATGTCTGATCCTTATTCAAAGCTATCAGTTGATCCGCCAAGACCCCGATCACGCATCAGGGCTGCCACGCTACGAGTGGCTTCGGCGACTTTGTTGTTGGGCTTGGAAACACGAGTGTTCGGCCTCGCAATACGAGAGTTATGTCGTTGTTCCACCTTGTTGGAAAACTCCTGTCTCGCATGTTCGGCCATCTGCTCTCCAAACACCAGATTAATTGCCTTTGCAAGCATCTGATCATCGGACGGAAGAGCGCGACCCTTGGCTTGATATCCAGCCTTCAGCGCTTCAACCTCATCGAGAACCATACGCCTGTTTTTGCCTTCCTTGGTGTTTGAATCAACCACGCCGGAGCCAAAGCGTTCCGGCTGGTTCAATTTATCAAACATCAAGGAAGTTTTGCTACTTTCCGAAATTTTATTCATGGATAGCAGCTGGTCGCGAAGACCGGCAATTTCTTGGTCGTAATGTTGCTTCATAGACCTGAATTGGGCAACAATTTCAGGATCGTAGAAGCTTTCATTTAGATCAATGTCAAAGCTCGACTCCTTTTCTGGAGCAGCAGGCTTTGAAACATTCATCGCATTGATCAAGCTTTCTGCAAGCTTTTGGTCGAAAACAAGCCGAGAAAAATCGTCAACATCAATGCCGTTTTCTTCAAGAAGGGCTTTTTGTTCTTCGCTAATTTCAGCTTTTTCATTGATCTCATTTGAAGACGATTCTTTTTCTTCCGTGGTGTTGGTTTCCGAACTGTCGTTTTCAACAGCCTCATACGGATCGACTACTTCAAAGTCGGGTCCAGTGAATTCGTTTTCTTCTTCAGACATCAACCATCTCCATATCCGCCGTTCTTGTCGTGCATTCCATTGGCACGCAGGAAATTGCGACGGTGGTTTCGATCTCGGAAGATGGCCTGTCCAGTCTTCCTGTCATATTCAGTCGGTACACCAATCTTCGCAGAAGCAGCTTCTGCCTTGGCCGCATCTGCTGGGTGAACGCCAGCGGCATCGCTTTTAATGGGCCAGCCAGAGGAAGCACCACGAGAAGCCTGCCGGTTGTGTTCAGCAGCAATGTCTCTTTCGTACCATTGCCCCTCAATACTCAAGCCCTTTTCGCCATACTTGAGCATTTCGGCTACAGACATAAACTTGCGAACTGTATGTCCGGTTTCTTTGTTGGTAAAGCAGTAATAAGGCATTAGGGAAGTTCCCACCCCCATTGGGTGTTCAAAATGCCAAGGTCAGATCCGCCAACCTTGCCATCAAAATCAAGATCGGACCGCTGGGCATCGGTGCCCCAATCCGCAAACAGCAAGCCCCGGTCTTCGCCGTCCACCTTGCCATCCTCGTTGATGTCGCCCACAGGATACAGTTGGATCGCCCAGTCAATAGGCACGACTTCAGTCTGAAGCGGCCCGACCGCAGTCTTCCACTCAGCGACAATCACCTTCTGCGACCACTCCCAGCAGACCTCCCCATCCGTCACCACAGGCTTCTTGCCGTCAGGGATCTTCCACCGCATCTGGAATGTGTGGATTCGATTTGACGCCATCTTGTTCTCAGTGGTGATCTCGCCATCCATTTGCCACTCCCAGTCGGTGGTCTCAATGGTGTAGATCACATCGGTCTTCTTGGTGTCATTGTCGTCGTGAGCCTCCACGACCCAGATCCCGTCAAGGAAAAGCCGGGTGGCCTGCATGGCGGTGAGTGCTACTGCGCAGATCTGGACTTGCATTACGGATTCTCCACTATTTCTCGGACGAGAAAATAGGGTAATTCAAAGTCTGACTTTGAATCGCCCTTGTGACAAACCGTTACGCCGCGAGGCTGATGACCGACGCTTCATCACGCGGGCGGGGTGTAGTTCACCTGCTTCAAGGATGTAGCGGCAGCCGAGAGAGCGGTGGCTGAGGCGACAAGTGCGTCGATCATTGCGTCGTCAACAGCAGTTCGCTGCTGCACGGTGCTAAAGGTGGTCAACAATTCGTTCAGGATGCCTTCGATGGTGGCGAGAGAAGTCGCTGCCTTGGCGTACTCGTAGGTTGTAGAAGCCATTAATCAAATGTCCTAAAGAGAAACGTGGTCTGTTCGGTTAGCCACAAGGCTGCCGATCTTGTACTGACACGAAATCCAATCAATGTGGACGACGCACGTTCCTGCCGACGTTCCAACACCTCCACCGACGTAAGGCGTCAGAATAGAGTCGAACGTCATCGTCGTCGTTGCAACGCTCGTCCCATTCACATACAACGTGATGTCCCAGTTCAGGTTAGTTGCGTTGTACTCGGCTTGGACACCGAAACGAAACCAAGTGTCAACGTACGAGGATGTTGGATACGAAGTTAGGTCAGCAGCGGTTGGTGAACCAGCAGCGCCAGTGTCTTTTACAAACCACCGAAGATATGTCTGCGACAAGTCAATCGTGAGTCCAACTTGGTCAAACCCAGAGTAACCGGCTCCCGGAGGTTGGTCGTTGACGTTGAGCGTGGCGACTTGATCGGCGAGGCCAAGGTTGATGGATCCAGAAGTTGCAAGAGAGTCAACAAAATAGCAACGTGCCTCCCACAAAATCTTGTCACCGTCCGCTTCTTGCGGACCAGTCAAGACGCTCGGTCCCCAAAAAGTGTACCGATCGTTGTTGGCGTTCAGGAGAAACGACACTGCGCCTCGCGATCCAGCGATAGTGCTTTCCTCAGGACTGACGCCACTACCACCACTGTTCATCCACCATGTGGTGAAACTGAGTCGATCAGGCACCGCGTTAAGGAAGTCGTACCAAAGTTTGACTTGGTTGTTGGTGTACGTTGGCTGCGAGATGTAGTCGTTTGCACCAAGCGTCAAGTCGTTGTTAAACGACGAAAGGTTGATGCTGCTCAATGCCGTTGAGACAGCCTGATTGCTAGCGTTGCCAAGAAAAATCTTGTCTTGGTTAAGGTTTGGAACTGCGTTGGTACGGCCAGCACCACCGACCTTGATGATGCCGCTCGGACCGCCACCGCTGTTGACGCGAGCAACCCATCCAATGTTTTGGATCAAGTTGCTCTCGCCGGTAGGAGGCGAGTCGGTAAAGGTTCCAGCGGTCCCGACGTAGACGTTGGAGCCGAGCGTGTAGGTTCCAGACGGAACATCTACACTCTCGACGCTGCCGAGCGTGGCGATATGCGTTTCGGCGTTGGGGTTAACGCTGGCGTCTCGGACCATGCCGAACGCAGGCATCTTTGAGGGGTCAGAACAGTCAGCAAGATCGACGGTCGGGGTCGATCCAGACACACCGTTGATGTAAACAATGTCGCCAACGGTGAGCGTGACACCGCTAGCGTTCTTGGCCCGAAACGTCACAGCACCGTCTAGGTCGCCATGAATGTCAAGCCAACGAAAGTCTTCGTTGCCAATGACATAAGTGCGATCTGCATCTGGGTTGATGTCAATCCCAAAACTGCCGCCAAGTTCTCCGGCAACGATTTCGTCTGCTCGGACAAATTTTGGGTAATGAACAATACCCATTTTTACTTACTTCTTCTTCTTAGGCATCGACTTCTTAGTCGATCCAGACTTGTTCATCATCATCGGCTTCTTCTTCTTCTTCATGGTCTTCTTGGATCCGCGCATTTCCGTACCTTTCTGCTCGCTTGGTGACGTATTCCATGAATTGCGACGAGCAATTCTTGTAATAGCCCTTTGACATTAGATGAGCGCTTGCCTTTTCCAGTTCAGACAAGCATTGAATAAACACCATAGCGTACTCTTCTTCTACAACAGGTTCCCAATTTGTTTGTTCTTCTTCTGGCTGGCCAGTGTCAATTTCACTTCCGGGAACAAACGGAATCAGAACAAGATCATCTCCAACAAGCTGCTTGTTCGATTCATCGCACCATGCCTCAATGTCGTCAAAATCCCAAGGCTGGTCAATAACAACAATTACAACGTCTGTTTCATACGGCCAGTCGTAAATGTACTGGTCAATCTTTTTCCTGCCGCCAAAATCAACCTTGACCTTGTTGTTCAGCCAAGCCAACTTTGCATATGGGCAAGGCGGGATCCCATTGAAATGCTTGGATGGCACACTGAGAACGTCAGTGATCCATCGCTTGATCTCTTCGACGATGGCGATCTTCTTCTTCGTGTTGTAATAGTCGGTCATTCCATTCCTGTCATGTTAGACGGATTGGTTGCGGCGCCCATGAGCATCCGCACCATGTCATCGTCACGGCCTTGACGAGTTTGGCCGCTTCTTCCTTCTCGAATGTATCGGCGAGTCGTGACTGGAGATTGTCGCGGACTTTCTCCGCCATTCATTTGCATTGCCATCTGCATGTCTTGGTCTGTCATCAAGCCAAGAATCTCGTCGATCTCGGGCGTGTTGCTGTACTTGCTGACGTAATGCAAGAACTTCTGCATGTCCGGCTTGATGCCGAACTGCGTCATCATCGGCGCCATCGGAATAATAACGCCCTGCATTAGTTCCATAATGCTCTGAACACGTTCCGCCGGGCTGCGGTCCTGCATCGAATACGGGGCAATGTCGATTTCGTATTCGATGAACTCGCCTTCTCGTGCTTCAGGAGCAAAGTCGGTGTTGATCGTAATCCCGTTTTCAAAAGTCTTGGAGAACGGGTAGGTTCCAATCGGATCGTAATAGATGTACTTTCCGATCGTCTCAACGACCCTCTTGACGCTTTGCGTGGTTCGCTCTTGCAGATCAACGATCTTCATGGAGCTGGCCTGCTTCAGAAGTCGCTCTTGACCAAGAGTGTCGGCACCCTTCGACAAACCGCCAAGGGTGTCGAGGTTGCCGCCAAGGTACGAGAACAGATCCTTGATCTGAATAAGAAACGCAAGGCTGGCCTGATCGACTCCGCCAAATCGAGCTTCCCGAGTAGCCTCTGGACGATCGGATCGGATCGTGTCACCGTCATCAGAACGAACGATGCGTTCGCCATCCTCTTCGGCGCCGCCAGCAACGACCGTGATGGTCTTTTGCCGCTGAGCTTGACGAGCAAGCTTTCGGAAAACACTGTTGGACAGATCGTTCAAGTCCATCAGGTTTGCAATCGGAGACAAAGGCATCAGGTTGCCCGGAACGTCTCCATAAGACAGGATGTGATACGGACCCTCTTCTGGCCCAGACCAGTCCTTTTCGTCAACGATGTTGGTCGGATCAAGGCCGCCATCGTCTTGCGACTGAAACGTAATGATCTTTCGTTCGTAAGGGATGTAAATGTCCCAAAACTCGGCAACACGATGAATGTCGTGGCCTTGGTAGCGATCCAAACCAATGGAAACGCTTCCAACACGCTGGTCGCCCTGCTCGTTCGTCACGCCAACAATGGTTTCTCGGATCTTGCGAGTCTTGTCGCCAAAAAGATCCGTGTCGATAACGTAATCGTACGGAAGCTGGTAACGATTGCCGATGTATTGAGACTGATCCCACTTCTTTGCCGTCATATCGACAACGAAGTCATCAAGGTCAACAACATCGGCAAACACCTTGCCCGCATCGCGGTATTGACCGTAAAGCTCGGCAACTGTCTCATCACTCGGAGACAATCCGACCTTCATGATTCCAATGCTAAACAGTGCGTCAGTCACCCACTGAGAAAGAGAATCCTCAAAACGCATCTCTTTGAGTTGCTGGTTGAGAACAAGCTCAAGATCCAAAGCAAGCGGACGATTTTCCGACTTCTTGGCCGTGACCACGACACGCGGCCTAGAAGCAGCAAGCTGACGCTTGTAGATGGACAACGCCATCTCAAGCAGGTTTACCGGCATCTTTAGCGTCGGGTTTTCGTCTGAGTAGTTTGCACCTACATAGGTTCTGACGGCATCCAGACGCTTGCGTCGAAACGGCTCAAGCTTTCGTCGAGAGTATTCAATTGCGTCTGCAAGCTTTTCTTTGGTGAGTTTGGCCATTACCATTGATCCCGCTTCGACTTGGCCTTTCTTTGGTCGGCCAATTGTCGTCTGTGTAAGAATGAGTCTTCCGGTATAACTTCAGTAACCTTCTGAACAACCGGGAATTTGCTCATTCCTTTGTAAAGCAAGGCGTCGGCTGTTGGTCTATCGCCATGATTTTCTCTGGCACCAGACGGGTCCATCTTACTCATGCTTCGGGCGTGAGTAATCCATCCTGTGCTTGAATAGATAATTTCACGACACTCATCTAACGCTGGCCTTGATCTGTTAATCAGCAGGCCGTTTGTCAACGCTCGTCGATATTCGCCATAAATCGCTCTTTTTTCGTCTTTGGTTGGCCACCAACCCGGAATGTCGCTCTGTTTCTTCGATCGGCTTGTTTCGTTCGTTCGGTAATATATGTTCCTGTAGCCAAGCTCAAGAACTACGTCGCCAAAGTTTCTGCCGGGTCCGGGTGCTTCCCAGATCATGTATGCACCAATGGGGTTTGAACCCTTGAACCACTTGGCCAAAGCCACCGCATAACGGCCAAGCTGGTCCGGTCTCGTTGTTGGACTGCAAAACTCGGCAACCTTCTCACCAGTCTTGCAGTCACCAACAGAAATCACAGAGTTGGACGAACCTGTTCCGGTAGCAATGTCAACGCCAATGGCGTATTGGCGATCGCTTGGCATGTTTCCGGCAGCATCCGGATAAACCCACAAAGACAACCTGCCGTTGCTTTGTTCTTCAAAAGATTTGAAGTGACATTTGTCGTCGAACTCTATTTCGCCGACTTTGAACGGAGGCATTGCGTATTCGTTTGCGTGCTTGTTAAGCTCAAGCGGATCGAAGAACTGGTAATCACTGGCCGCAAAGTCAATGTCCAGTTCCTGAGCGATTTCCTGCGGGTGCGCACATCTCTTGCATTCAGCGTCGTACCAAGGGCTTCTTGGCCTCTTGCCTTCGTAGTACAACCCCCTTGCCTTTTCCGGATGAACCGTCCAGTGCAATCTCCAGTGCTTAATCTCCTCGTTGTTTGTCAGGTCGTAGAACGCACCGCTCGTACCGGCCGGGGTCGAATTGAAGATGCGGCATCGAGTTGCGTCACGAGTGGACGACAAAGCACGGTAAGAGGCGTCGTTGTCGAACGCTGCAAACTCGTCGAGAGCAATGGAAGTACGCCTATCACCACGAGCGACATCGCCAGTGGTCGATTCCCCGTCTATGTTGCTTCCATTGTCATCGTTACTGAGACGGAGCTTGGTCCGGGTGAAGTTCGGAAGCAACCACTGAGGCTGATTCTTGTGTAGGAAGTCGATCTTCCAGAACAAACTCTTGGGGTTGCCCGGCTTGTCAACGTAGTCCTCGTTTCTGCTGACCAACAAAAACGACAAATCGCTGCGAAAATGCCATAACCACTCGTAAACGGTCAAAATGCACCAGCTGGCCCCCATGTCACGGCTCTTGCTGATGATGAGATCGCCACCGTTTTCGATCCGGTCAACAAGATCCATCATGAGTTCGTCTTGGAACTCATAGGTAATGAACGGAATTGAGCCGTTTTTCTGCCTCGGATCGTACGTCCAGCAAAACGCATTGACGTAGAACAGCAAATCGCGACTAGAAGCAATCCATAAGTCTTTAGCAGCGTCTTTGGAACGACCTGCAACGCTCAACAAAGACCGGCGATACTCAAGATTCGCCGTCAGATCCTTCGGTATTGATGCGTAAAGACTGGTCATCTTGTCCCGTAGCAGACTGGATGCGACTAATCAAGTCAAGTATCGGTCTTCCATCGTCATTAAATCGAGTTTCGGCTTCAAGTGCTTGCTTGGTCGGCATCAACTGACGCCAAATCTGTCCCCAAAACGCCGCTTCGTTTGCGTTGTTCCTACGCGCCCACTGAAGCATCGCCCAAGCCTCAGCACTTGGGGCGTCTTCAGGGCTTGCATCGTTCACCATCAAGAAAGAAGCCACCCAACGCACCGTTTCGGCGATGCTGGCCGTCTCCGCCTTGAACGAATCGCGGCCAGCAGTCGAAGCAGGCAAAGACACCCCCCCAGAGGGTGACGAATCACCACTCTGAGGGGGCTGAGAAGAAGAAGCGGTGTCGGTTGGCTCAGGCGACCAGCCCTCTTGCAGCAGGCGGTCAGCCTCAAACCACGCTTCCTCTGGCGGGTGTCCCTCACCCTTCAAATACTCGCGGGCATCAACAAACTCGGACCAACGCCCAGCCTCGGTCCAGTGCTGCTTGATCGCCGCTTTGCTCTTGCGCTTCATGAACTCGCGATGCCCCGGCTGGCTGCTCATGCGGGCAGCGTACCACAAGTCGAAATCCACCACGCGGTCAGAGGGGCTATGCAGTACAGCCAAGCTGCCGGGGGGGGCGCGGGCACGATCCGCGGGCCGGGCGGGCAGGCGAGCGTCGGCGGCGGCCGCGGCGGGCGTCCTCGGCCCCCGCGCCGCGCCCCACGCGGGCCTCGGCCTCGCCCCTCGCGCGCGGGCGCCGGTGAGCCGATCGCCCTCGCATCCCCTCCCGATGACGCAGGGCATCGCGACCGTTGGCGACCGTCTGCCGTCCGCCCCGCCGGTCTGTCGCCGCGCCGCGCCGCGGGGGGGAGCGTACCGCGGCCGTCCAGCGCCGCCGTCTCGGCCGTCAGACCGTCCACATGCGGCCGAACGACAACCGCCCGGCGGTGAACCGGGCGGCGTCGTGACGGGCGTCTGCGGCCGTGCTAGTTGTCGTCGTCGGTCAGGATGCAGGCGCAGTCGGCGCACCAGTAGTCGGTGCCGTCCTCGTACGGCGGATGCTCAACGTCGCCGGGGCAGTGAACGCCGACCGGCTCGCCGGTCCGGTCTACCTCGTCGTCTGGCCAAGGCTCGCCCGCCATGCCAATGGCGCACCACACGCAGAGGTCGCGGGTGCTTGATCCCTCGCCGGTGCGGACGCACCAGTCTGTGACGGCATCGCCCTCGTTGCTGAACCGCGGCATCACGCGCCCCCCTTCAAACCGAGGTACGCGACGACCTCGGCGGTCTCGACCGCCAACGTCCAGAACTCGATGTTGAATGCGTTGTTGCTCTGCTTGGCGGCTGCGAGCCGTCGCTCGATCTCCGGGAAGGTCATTGTCTCGCCCGCCCTGATCGCCATGAGTTTCTCGTCGTTGTTCATTGCGTTGCTCCTTGATCGGCACCATCGCCGACGCCCTCAAGGTATCGGCACCTTCCCGATCTTGCAACAACAAACCCCGGCATTGCTGCCGAGGTCTGTCGCGTGACCGGATTGTCGAGCGGCTCATCGGTCGGGTTT